GAAGAGATGGCTGAAATGAGGGCTATGAAGAAGTCTTCAAAGAAGAAGCCCGCTAAGAAGAAGGGTAAGTAAGATGGCATCGAAAGCAGATACTTTGAAGAAAAGAAAAGTAAGGAAGCTTAAGGATATGATTGATCGAAAGGTTGATTCGGGTAAAGGTAATCCAAAGACAACTAATCGTGTTAAAACAAAGACAACTGTTGTCAAGCCTAAAACTAAGGCTGGCTTTCTTGAATCTGGTAAAAACAATATGAAGACCGAATTTAAGGATCTTAAAAAAGAAATTAAAGATATTAAAGAAAAGAAACCAAAGATTAAAAATCCCAAGACTGCTGCACCTGAAATAAAAAATCTTCCTGTTAGGATTGAACAGCCTAATAAGCCTAATAAAAATCCAATTGGAGACTTTTTAGAAAAGACTGAAAGAAACAAAAAGATTCGTGGAAACCCTAATCTTGCAAAGACTCCGGATGTAATTAAACAAGGTTATACTCCCGGTTCTGCTTCAAGAGCTGTTACTCCTTACTCTGGTGCAAGTAAAACTGCTACTAGTGCTATTAAAGAAGGTTTGAAGTTTGGTAGTAAAATTCTTGGTGCTGCCGCTTTTATTGTAGATCCATCTTTTATGAGTACCAAGACAGGAGGTGCGGCTGGTGAGGGTTCCGATAAGCCTACTGGTCCATTGATGAAGGGTAATAGTAGAAGCAAGATTGCTAGTAGACCAGAATACCCCGGATCAAATGTTAGAAAAGGCGGTGGAGCAGGATCTGGTGATTTAGCAAAAGCTGCTGGTACACTTACCAAACCTTATGATGTTGTTAATAAAGCGGGTGGTGGACCTGAAAAGCGTCAGGGATCTAGCTCTGCTAGTATGAGGCTTAGAAGCAAGATTGCTGGTAGACCAGAATACCCTGGATCAAATGTTAGAAAAGCTAGACCTTCTGCTGCTGCAACAGCTACAGCAACGGCTGGTACTGGGACAAGCACTGGTGCTACTGAGAAGCTTTCAGCTTTCGAAAGAATGAAGGCAAGGCAGTATGAAAGAGAAGGTTACGGTGGTAGGGTTATGACCCGTAAGAAAGCTACCGAACAAATTATGAAAGAACGCCAGTACAAGTCACCGCTTGCTGGTCTGTTTAAAAGAAAGGGTAAATAAATGGTAACTGTTTATGATATTAGAACTCAGTCTCAGGAAGAGAAGGCAGCTATTGTAGATCAGAGATATAGTAAGCCTACAACGGATACTTCGGGTACAGCTACTGGTAGTAAAACAAATTCAATGCTTGATATTTTTGGTGCTGCTATTAAAGCTGGAGTCAATCCACTTAATGCTGCAATGTCTGCTATGGACCCTTCTCGTACTGTTATTGGTCCGAAGGGTAAGTCGTATAACTATTACGAGCAGCAGTTTAAGAAGGATGTAAGAGCAGGAAAGTACGCTACTCCTACAACCCCTCCTAAGTCCCCGACTAGTACAACAAGTCCCGGTATTAATGCTCCTGCACCGGATCAACCTTGGCAACCAAGTTCTATGAGTGGTCTTCAGTCACAGGAAGAAGATCCGTTGAAGAGGAGAAGATAAGCTAGAACTGGTAAAGCTTATCCATAATTCTAGCCTTTGCTAGTTCAAGCTGGACATACACTTCTTCTGGTGTAAAGCCATCAGTCCAACTGATCTTAAAGCTTTCACCTCCCCAACCAACTATGATAAGATCATCGTAGTTATCTTTAGCTAGTTCAAGCAAGTCATTAGGTGTAACCCCCCGGTCTTCTGGGGGGTTATCTTTTTGTACGAACTTGAATACCTTCTTGCCATCGTCTTTATCTTTAGCCATCTTATTCTCCTACGTAAGATCTACAATTTCACAGAAGCCAGCAGCACAAGCAGCAGTCTGACTAGCCTTCGTACTATCTTCTTTCTCATACTCTGAGAGCTTGCCCCAGTCAATAGATTCTGGCATCAGTGCTTTCAGTTTGTTGTACTCCTCTTCAGTGCAGTCCTCATATGGTGCTTGCTTGTAAATGTGATCTGAGTGAGGGAGGAAGGACAGACCAGAAGCAATAGAGAAGTTGTTATACAACCATGAGCCAACCCGAACCCACTCATCGGGTTTAACTGAGACAGTGATAGAAGGCTTATGCTCGCACCAATGGATAGCGTAGATCTTCCACAGTTCGAGGTGTTCGATAGCAGACAGATCGTGTCTAGTAAGTCCTCCCTCTGGTGCTTTAACAGGGAAGCTGAAGACCGTAGTATGGTCAGGCTTCATAATGTCAGGCTCATTGGGAATACCATTGTCCTTCATAAACTGGGTTATCGGATCTTTGTTATCCCCACGGACACGACGAATGTAGTAAGCATTATGGCGGGGATGTATTCCACTAGCAGAGTCAACAAGCTGGGAGACAGTGCCACTAGGCTTGACACAGGTAATAGCAGCAGACTGCTGGATACCAAGCTTCTCTGCCCAAACCTTGTTAGTATTAATTGCAATTCTTTTCAGTGTAAAGAGTGTTAATTCAAGATTACCCATTGGATTAGTACCATTAAGAATATCATGGTCCATAATTCCAGTCAGTGATACGCCAAGCAGACGCTCTTCCTCAGTGTTCTTAGTCCAGATCTTCCTAAGATAGGGGAAGTGTGTATAGGTAGCCTGAATAGTACCAAGGATGGTAGCAAGCTTAACCTTCCTCTCAAGGTCAACCATCTTATCCTCTGCACGTACTACAACTTCAGTCAGGTTACAGAACTGGTAGGGACGGAGGATGATTTCTGAGCATGGGTTAGTACCGAAGTCATAACTAGCATCACGCCTAAGATTGTTAGCTGTATGCTTCTGTGCTGCTACACGGGAGAACATACCACGCTCACCAGTACCAGAGTCTACGAGGCTGGCCCACTCATGCAAGAATGTACTAGCATCAGGCTTCTCGGTATAGGCTACGGAGTTGTTAGCAAGTGAACGCTGGGGATTAGTCTCCCAGAACTGACCTGTCTTAGCATGACGCATCCTGTCATCTGAGAGGTTAGACAGAGAGATCATAGCTGATCGACGGACACCTCCGACTACGACAACCTCACCAATCTTACACATAATATCATGGCATTCGAGGCTGTTCAGCTTCCTGCCAGCAGCAGCCTTAAAGATGGAGACAACGAAACGGAACAACTGGTCTAGTGGTTCAGGACCAGATGCACGGCCACCGAATACCTTCAGTCTCGAACCAGAAGGACGTACCTTGCTCATGTCCCACTTAGCTACTTCACCTGAGTAGAGGAGAGAGATAAGCTGACGCAGTGCTTTAGCCCATCCTTCCTTGCTATCGGAGACAACGATAGTCGTACTCGAATCGAACATCTTCTCCGGTACTTCGGGAAGCTTACTAACATACTGACGTTCGACTGAGAAACCTACACCAGTGCCGCACATTAGGATAAACATAGCCTCATCGAAGGACTTCATGTCATCGACAGGTAGGTAGGAACAGTTGTACGCACAGGTGTTGTCACGCTCAAGAGCCTTGCCAGCAGTCATCATAGCCCGCATACTGGGCATGATCTCAAGGTTGAGGATAGCATTACGGATCTGATCGTAAGTATCCCTATCATTAAAATCAAGTTTCTTACTAACAACTTCAGTCATAAACCTATCGACTGTTTCTTCCCAAGACTCGCGGCGGTTCTCTTCCTCAATCCACCGGGAGTAGCGGGAGGTTGCAATAAAGGTTTGATAGTCAGTCGGAAGATTCTTCATAGTCATTAATGTTCCTTACATCTAGTCTCTGGCGTTTATATTCTTTCTCGGATTCTTTTATTCTCTGTCTGTACTGTCCCTCTTCAAGTTCCCTAGCGTATGGGTTACGATTACTTATCTTCTTCTTCTGAAAATTTTTCTTTCTCCAGCCCATTGTCTATCTCTTTTAACTTGTAGAAGTTCTCAATAATGATATCTTCAAACCTATCATAAAACTCTTCCGGGTCTAAGTCAAGGATCTCGACTAGTTCAAGAATAGAAAACCTATCTAGAATAATCTGTTTAAATTCGAAACTCATTCTTAATTCTCTCAAGTGAAATAAATTCAAAGTCATACTGACCCTGAGACACGTTGCGCTTAATGACTACACCAGGCCACCAGAGTTTGTTTGCCTGTCCTGCATACTCATGATGTCTGTCAATATAGCATCCTACGACAAGTCCCATAAGTCTCCGTCCATCAGGTCCAGTCCTCTCTGCGAAATCTCTAGTGTGAGTGTGGCCCTGCGTACAGGATACGAACTGTTTGGTGAGGAGGGTATACGCTTGATGTTCACCGCTTGTAGCTCTACCCATGACGCCCGTTGGGAAATAGTGAGAGTAATATACACCATCGACTTCAACAGGTTCCAGAAAAGGGTGAGCTTCCCAACCGAAGTCTGTATATTGTAGATCTTGTACGGAGATGGTTCCATCCAAGACAGCATCCTTCTGGATAGCTTTCTCAATCCTACCATAGTCATGGTTCCCTGTTGTCATAATGAACCGAGGCAGCTTCTTCTTCGCTTCTTTAATAGGCTTGAACATCAACTCCTGTGCTTCAACAGCAGAGTCGATATCTTTCTTATACCGTCTTCCTTCGAAGCCTTTCGTACCCTTATCGTATGAGCAGAGAGATGGCATGTCAGCCCAGTCTCCGATGCAGACAACAACATCAGGTTTAACAGAAGCAATTAGTTTACCAAGGTAAGTAAACCGTGACAGATCCTCATCTGGTGCAGCATGGGGATCAGGTATGATCAAGTGAGTTTTCATTCATTCCTCTATGTCGAAGAAGCCAATAGCGTTTCGGATGTCTATCTCTATCTCTCGAAGTAGACGTTCCCATTCATCGTCGGAGTACAGTGTACCATCATCATCGTAAATCTGAAAGTACAGTTTAAGCAGTGTCTTTAGTTCTTCGTACTCTTCATTCATTTCACCCTCCTAATGATAGTCAGTTTAACTCGGCAAACACCTTTGCACCCAATCTTCTCCGCGGCGGCTTCTGACAGATCGATAGATCTTCCTTTAATGAACGGTCCACGGTCGTTAATCCTGACGATAACTGACTTGCCATTATAAGAAACCCTAACCCTAGTCCCAAAAGGAAGGCTACGATGAGCAGCGGTATAACCGTACTTATTAAAAATCTCACCGTTAGCTGTCCTCTTGCCATGAAACCCCGGTCCATACCATGATGCTAACTCTGCATTAGCTGGTGTTGATAGAAGTAGTATTAGTGGTGCCCAGTGCAGGAATCGAACCCGCGATTGATGATTACAAATCAACTGTTATCCCATTTAACTAACCGGGCTGGCCTACCCTACACGACTCGAACGTGTGACCTAATGCTTAGAAGGCATTTGCTCTATCCAACTGAGCTAAGGGTAGTTACTCTGGAACCTTCCCGTAGTCCCTTTCGATTGATAAATAAATGTAAGCACGTTTAGCCATTTCGACATCATCACGAAAGATCCTTCCTAACAGTACGTGATTACATCTGTAACATAGTAGCCCTCTGATCCTCCCAGTTTTGTGATTGTGATCGACTGCAAGGTTTCTCCGGGGCGTAATTTTGTCAGGAGTTCTGTTACAAATAGCGCAACATCCTCCTTGTTTTCTAAATATGTCGAGGTACGAATCTCTGGTAAGTCCGAACTTCTTGAAGATTTGTTTCCATCTTGCGGGTGAATCATTTAATTTAGACCTCGACTTCTGGGACTTCCGGTTCTTTTTCGACATGAGTCATCCATACAGGACCAGTGGAATATATAAACTTTCTTAGTCCAACATCTTTCCAACATTCAGTTTTAAAGGGACAGTAGGAACAACCAGCGGGGAGCTTTAGATTACCAGACTTACCCATCGGTTCAGGCTGGAAGCACCTCTCTGGAGGATTCTCTTGACTTACTATCTCTTTGATATCTTTGATTCTTTTCTCAATATCAATTCGATCTTCATCTTGCAGGGGCATGACAGTTATGTTTCCATTCTGCTTGTCCACTGCAACGTATGCACCGTTATCTATCCCTGTCCCCTGCATATACCCGGAGAGTTGTGGGATATAGGCAAAGGGATCATCATTCCTCAGTGTTCCATCTTTAAACTTCTTAAAAGAATGAGGCGATGTACTCTTAACATCGATTAGAACATTGTCGATAACACCATCAATGTGACCAACAATACCATCCACAGTGACCTGTCGTTGTCTATCCGAAACAGAATGACCTGAAACTTCTGCCAGAAAGAGGACAACTTCTTCGATAAGATCTCCGTATAGGAACTTGAGATAGGTGGGTCCATTGAACTCTTCCTTCTTTACTGTCGAGTTAACTTCATACCAAAGCATACGATCAGGCTTACCTACGTTAGACATACGGAGAGTACGTTTCTCTGCCTTCGGCCTAAGCCTATCAGTAAGGAGAGCAGCAAGGTTCTTACCGAATTGCTCACAAGACTTACTGATATCTTCTGTAGTACCTTCTTCGAGGAGGCGGTAGATGTCCTCAACGAGTGTGTTAATTGATGCCAATATAATTCTCCAATGCTAAATATCCTCCGACAAGTCTACCATTATGGAAGATCTGCGGTACAGAATTTAGTTTTTTAAATTCTTTTAGAAAAGTATTAGCTGTTACATCAGTAGTTATATCAAACTCGGTATACTGAATGTTATGCTGAGTAAGAAGTTCCTTTGCTTTCATACACCAAGAACAGTCTGGTTTAGAAAAAATAATAAACTTCATCGCTTATCCCCATCACCTTGGATCTTACCCTCTGCCTTTCTTTTATCCAACTTCTCAAGGTTATGTTGGGCAATAGCAGACAACGGGAACCCATGATAGTTAGCTAGACAAGCAAGATACCAGAGACAGTCACCGAGTTCACTGAACATCAACTCTTTCAGTAGTGGAGTGTACTCACCGAACAGTACGTCATCTTCCTGACTCCAGTACCTTGTATCATGGCGGGCAGTCTTCTGCATTAATGACATGACCTCACCAACTTCAGCAGCAAGACCATAGGTTAGATGCTGCTCGGTGTTGTACATCAGCGTATTTAAAGCAGTCTTCTGGTAAGTATCAAGGTCCATCATCAAGCTCCTGAATAAGACGAGAGAGATACCACTGTGCTTTCTTTAGATCTTCCAGCGGATTCTTCTTATACCTCCAACGGTGAAGATACTTCTTCGTATTCCCTTCGAGGAATCCAATGTAAATATCGAATGGCATATTATCTTTTAGATAAATAATACACTCGATACTTCCGTTGTTGTAGTGGGAGGGGGACTCCACAGAATCCCCCTTTGGTAGTTCATCGGTAGTGTAGTACATCAAGCTTCAATCTCGAACGTAACCTTCTTGTTCTTCTTACTCTGGATAGCCTCTACTGGTGGAGCAGCGGGTGTCTCCTCCATCGCAGCAGCGAACTCATCTTCAGGTTTATCGTAAGCGACAAGTTCAATAACCTTCATGGCACCGAACTTCTTCTTCTTATTCTCCTGATCCCAGTCGATCATCTTACCAAGCTTGATGACCTTACCGTACTTCGGTGTATCATACGAGCGCCAGTAGACAATACACTCTGAGTCATTACCGACGAGAGCCTTCGTCCTCTTACCGTTCTGGTCAATGACAACCATCTCGGACTCGTGTCCCTGAAGATCAACAGCAGAGTTACGGAGAGTGAGATACTTCCCACCGTTATTGATCCGATCCTTACCATCCTTAATCTTCTTATCCAGTCGCATATCGATAAGCGTCTTCTCCATCTCAGGAGTTACCGCAAGGTTCCT